AAGTCGCCACCAAGTTGTGGGCTAGTATCTGCAACTACGTCTGTTAATCCACCTGCAGCAGAAACAAGATTAGCAACAGTCATTTTGCGTAACGCTGTTGCTGAGTTGTCGTACAACAGGACTAAATCATTAGAACTGTCTACGCTTGTTTCTGCGGTCTGCCCTGTAATAACATTAGCGTTTACCATTGCTGTTTCAACAGCACCACTGGCAATAGTAACTGCACCAGCACTGCTAATAGTCACGTCACCCGACACAGCAACTGGATTAAAGTTTGTACCGTCAGCCACCATAATGTGACCAGAGGTATTTGTACCCATAGTGATGTCATCACCACTAACAGTAAGGTCTCCTGTAACAGTTAGGTTATTACCTACGGTTACATTATTAGGTAGGCCAATAGTAAGTGTTTGACCAGAAGCAGATGTCTCAATCTCATTGGACGTACCTGCAATAGTTAAAGACTGTGAGTCTAGGTCAATAGCACCTGTGCCACTATCACCTGCAATGTCCAAGTCTTCCGCAGTAATTTGTGTGTCTACATAATCTTTTACAGCAGCAGTTGTAGGTATGGATGTGTCATTGTCGCTAGAACCAACACCTTCAGACTCTGTTACAATTGCTGTACCCTTAAAGTTATCTACTTCAATATTAGATACTGTATTATTGTCTACATCAATTGTTTTATTTGTAAGTGATTGCGAACCTGTTAGCGTGGCAACTGTGCTATCAATAGCAAACGTAACAGCATTACCTGCACCACTTGTATCAATACCTGTACCGCCAGTAAAGGTAAGAGTTTCACTGTCTAAGTCAATAGCTAGTGCGCCACCACTATCAGCTTGAAAGTCTAAGTCCTCTGCCGTTAGTTGTGTATCTACATATGCCTTAATAGACTGTTGTGTAGCTAAAGCAGTAGCACTGTTAGAAGACATGTTGTCTTCATCCAGAATATCTGTAACAGTAGTGGTAGGCATAGCCAGACCATCAATGGTGGCTGTACCATCTAAATACAAATCCTTAAACTGTACGCTGCTTGTGCCTAAGTCTACATCATTGGTAGTAACAGGAACAATAACCCCGTCTTGAAAACGAACCTGTTCTACAGTGCTGCCGGATACATCTACGAATACACCAATACGATTGTTAGTATCATTTACAACAACTTTGTTTAATGGAGTAGCAACACCGGGGTCACCAATCAAACCAATGACTGGCCCTTCAGCAGCAGTGCCATCATGCTTGTGGCCTGTGCTAATGCTAAATGCATTTAGTAGCTGGTTGAACTCGTCATTACTATCGGCAGCATTGATAATGTCACCGTCAGTAAATGTAGACTGTCTGGTATAACCCGCCATTAGCGTCTTGCTCCTACATCAAATTCTAGCTGAAATCCCTTCAGCGAATACGGGGCTGATACACCCCTGTCATTAACCCTCAGTGCCACGGCAAACCCTGAACCCTCAATTGGCTGTCTAATCAATGGGTTTGACTGACCACCGTATGTTGCTGTACCATATACTGATGAACCATACACAGCCACCACGGTAGCAGTATTAAACGGATAGGCAGCAGGTCGTGGTACTTGCGGTGATTCATAATCATATCGTACAAACAAGTCTGCGTTCACAGCAGCTTCAGGTGCATAGTTAATAATTACACGCTGAAAGTTTTTACGAATACCTGAGTCACCCATAGACAAGTCAGGAGACCTATACTTACCTGTTATTGTATTACCGTCAAAGTCATTGCCCTGTTCTTGACGATATACATACCCATCATACTCACCGTGCAGTATAATAGTATCACCCTGTACTGTAATAAAATCTGTACAACTTGGGCGAATACCACGAAGGTCTGCAAACTCATACGTTTGTTTTCTAACTGCAGTAACTCCCGTAGTATTACCACGTGTTATATTAGCACTAGAAAAGAATATACGATACTGTGTTTTATCTGGTATAACTACGCTGTCAAACTCATCAACATCTGTTAGACCCTCAAAACGTGGCTGTACCTGTCGGCTAATTGTACCAAGTTCAACGTCACCAATCTTTTCTGTACCAGCAACAGTACGCAGTCCGTCTGGACCAAGGAAGATAAGGTCACCCCCAACTTCCTGAATGGTATGTCCGTTTACGCAACCAATCTCACGTGTAACAGGTAGTATTTGAAAATCTGCAATGGTATTACCAACCAGTTTAAATATACGTTCTTCGCAAAAGATAAACAGTTGGTCACGAAACGGAAACAGTCCAGTAATATTACTGTCTACATTTATTGTACCTGCACCGTTAGCTACACTAAAATCACTATCGGTAAAAGGTGCAGTAAAAACTACTGATTGTGGCGAGGAAGACATGCCAGCAAAAAATAGTGTGTCTTTAAATCCAACTACAAACTTTGGGTCAGCAGGTGCGCCTGTTGCGTTGAGGTCAGTAACAGTAGTGCCATCATACTTGGTCGCATGATTTGCGCCATCAGCCCACACGATAAAATCTGTGCCAGCAAGATTGTAACGGAAGTGTGTGTACTTACCAGCATTTGTTCTGCCAGTATCAATCTGTGTCCAGCTACCTGTTGTTCCAGCTTCATGTATTTTACCACCACGTGCCGCAATAACTTTGTTATTAAAGAAAGCAGACATTAGAACCTTTTCACTGGAACTAGCGTCTTGAGGCACAATATTAGTATTCCACTTTGCGTATCCTGAAATACGTCTGTATCCACCCTTAATGTCTGGCTCAAAGTTTTGCAACTCAAGTGCCATACCCGGTTGCATTTCAAAGGTAGATAGGTCTAATACCAATCCCCCAGCACAGGCAAAGACAAATGGGCTTAGTCCTGATTCGTCTGCCATGTATCACCTAAAACATTGCTGTGTTAATGCCGTATCTCTGCGAGTGCGGTATATAAGTTGACCTCACGTAGTCTACCCGGTTTAACAGGATTGACTGCATATGTTTAATGCCATCTTCAAATCTTGAAAAGTTAATACCATACTGCTGTGCTTCACCACGATACTGATAGGCATAAGCAGTAGCACCATCTGCAATTACCTGACGAAACTGTTCTGGTATTGTTGGTACATCTGTTGCCGCAGCGAGAGCAGTGGGTCTGTCAAAATATTCAAATTTTAATTCGTAACCTGCGTCTGGATATGGATATAAACCGTAGTTATTATCGGGTGTACGAAACACATAGATAGGAACACCACCTACACCCGTAGTACTTTCTTGGTCAATAAATCTGTCTACATATTCTTTATAGTCAAGTACTCGTAGCGTTGTACCTGCTACACCAAGAGTATTATCTTTTGATATTCTAAATGTTTCATAATCAACATGCGTAGCTGTAGTTGGTATAGTGTAACGGGTTGTATTTGCTACCAGTGTTACAGTGCTAGTCGCATGTGAAAAAGGCCAACCAAATTCACGTTGATTGACATAATTAATAGCATCGTTTACAGCGTTTTTACATTGTACTTGAAATCCACGTGCGCCTGTTGCAAAGTTAGAAGAGGTTAGTTCTACCTCATTCATTCTTGCCAGCACTTCGTTTGTCAAGTCTAAGTAATCGTATGCCATATGTAATTCCTAAAAGAGTAAGTAAGGGCAACCGAAGCTGCCCCTACTAAGTGATTACTTATGCAAGTGTGTCACGGTCTACTTCGTCAGCAGCCATGTCACCTTGGTCACTGATGTCCATCATTACAGCGTAAGCACGTAGCTTACCTGCTGTAAATGACGCACCACTACCAGCCAGCACAAAGTCAATTGTGTCGCCTGATGTAGAAAGTGCTAGTCCATCAATTGAAACCTGTGGAGCATAATCGCCATCAGATGCACCGTCAATGTCTAGTGCCGCTGCAAACTCATCAACATCACCACCAGTGAAGCCAAGAGCAGCAGTTGCGTCTGTAGCCGTATTCATAGTTGCAGATTCTACAACTTGAAATCCTGCTGCCATGATTAGCGTATTAGCAGGTACGGTAATTGCCTGAATAGTATCACCGGGGGCAATGCTATTTTTTGTCAGGTCAATTGTGACATCTACGTAGTACGGGTTACGTCCACGCTGTGAGTTCCCTGATGCAGGGTGTAGTACTGCAGTAATGTTAGCCATTTTTCAATACTCCCCTTATACCAAGTTAATCTTAGCGTTAACAAGACCTTCAGGACGCAGAATCTTGCGACCATACAGGTGCATACCACGAACGATGTCAGCAAAGCTGTCAGGGTCACGATATGTTTCTGTCTTGTTAATCTGCTCTGCAGTAGCTACTGATGATGAATGTCCAGCAACAATCAGGCCGTAGTTGGAAGCGTTAGTACCACCAGTGGTATCTGAACCTGTTCCAATTGAAGGCAAGTTGTTTGAAACATACACTTGGAAGCCGTGCAGGTTATTGATTACGAGACCGTTCTGAAGACCAGAACCACCAAAGTCTGAGTTCAGAAGTTTTGAATCTTCGTCCTTCAGTACTTCCATGAATACTGGGTCAACAACGAGCCAACGGCCCTGTGAGTCTACGTTCTGCTGGTCCAGCTTACGGGCCATACGTGCAATAACCATAGTCGGGTTGGCATTGCCTGAACCCGGTACAGATGAAGCACCCGGCAAACGGGGCTGGATACCAATTGATGAACCACCAGAGCCGCCAAAGTCATCGGCTTCTAGTTTCATTGAGGTCAACAGTTCGTCAGAACCTGCAGTTGAAACAGCTACAGAACCGTTAACAGTTGTATTAACTGTGTCGGCTGAACCGTGAATTGCAGATTGTTTAAAACCACACAGATAACCAAGAACGTCTTGGTCAAACTGGTCAGCCAAACGATACGCAGCACGGTCACTTGCCAATTGCTGGAAGTTTACGTGGCTGTGTGCCTCTTCAATGTCATCAACCTTAAATGCAAAGTAGTTAGCTTTGTCAATTGTTAGGTTAAAGTCTTCGTCATCAAGGTCTTGCGGTGTGATAGTTGTACCACGTGCATAGTTCTTGACTGTGATTTCGGGTTCTTTGATAATCTTAACGGAATCACCCATTGCAGCAATCTCACCGAAGTAATCATTATTAGTGATTGCTTCAGCAACGGCAGACTTGCGGAAAGCAAGCTGCACCTGTTTGCTGTAAATTACAGGTGAAAAATTGCCGTTAGGAAGATTACCATACCCGGCTGCTGATGCAAATGCCATTGTATGTTCTCCTAAAGTTAAGCATTTTTCTTACAGATGCAAACTCACCAGACTAATCAGAGGCTAATTCATTTGGGTGTGTGTCCAAGTAAGGTGGCCGCCCTACTATTCAACAGGCCAAAATCGTCAGGTAATCCGTAAGCTGTGTTCGTTTGCTGTTATGTGTGGACATATTGCGCCATACATCCACACTTGGTTACATATAGTTATACTGAAAAATAACTATTTGTCAACACTTTTTTATCTGGCAGAGCCAGAAATATCATAGATAAACTTTCCTGTGCGGATAGCTTCCATAATATCATCTGCGTTCTTTTCATATTCTTGTGGCGACATTGCCTGAACTGCAGATTCTTTTAGATAAGCGGAAGTTTCGTTTGCTTGAGGTGCGCTTCTACTGCCTTTAGTGGACACCGCTTCAGCAGCACCTTTAGTTTTCTTAGACTTCTTCTCACTTGTAATTCCTCTGTCAACTTTATACAAGTCTATTGCTCTAGCTGCTGACCTTGCATCGTTATCGTTTTCATATAATGCGTCTTGAACCCACTTAGGTTGCTCATCTGCCCAATCATGAAAGTCATCGCTATCACGAATTTCTCCAAAGTCAGGGTGAAGTCTCATTAATTCAGCTTCTGCCTTTTCTTTTGTGGCAGATACTTGCATTTCATCAATTGCTTTAACACGTTCTTCCAATGCAGTAGACTGCTCACGTGCTTTCTTCATAGCAATTGTTTCTACTATGGCAGCTACATCTGGGTACTCATTTGCCCATTCTTCAATGTCTTCATCTGATTTGGGCAACTTCATTTCTTTTTGTGCCGCTGCAGATAGTTGAGTTTTTAATGCTTCTATTTCCTGCTTTAGTTCTTCAGCTTGTTTTTGTTGATGCCTACGCAAATCAGAGTACCGTTTTTTAAAGGTTCGTTCTTCTGCATTTGTAGGTTCAACTTCTTCTTCTTGTGCTTGCTCTTCTGCCTCACCCTTTTGTTCTTTGATGAGTTGCTCTAGTTCTTCTTCCTCACGTTTAATGCGTTCTTCTTGTGTGTAAGGTTTATTTGCAAATGCAACTTTTTTTGGTGATTGCATTTCTTCTGCCATAATAGCTGTTTCAGCCATTGTCTTCTCCTTATGGGGCTAACCGTAGCCAGTGTTGGGGGGTTAGGTAGCCATTGATATGCGGATTATTTTTTAGAAGCTAATCCACTTTGCTTCATCTGGTCTACTAGTCCACCCTTTGCCATGCCGCCACGTCCAGAACCTGCTGCCTGAGAGCCTCTCCCACCTGTAGCTTCTTTTGCTGCACCACTACTAAATCCAGAGTAGCCGCTACTAGGGGATGAAGTATAGCCGCCACTATCATCGTCCCTTTGATACTGACTTGCTCTTTGTCTTGCAGCACTTTCTGACTTAGCAGCTTCAAGTGCTGCTGCTTTTGCTGTAGCTACTGCTTTATTTATTTCTTCAACACTTTTACCTTTATAATCTACTCCAACAAGAGCAGCTTGTTTTCTAGCGTTTTCTCTTTTCTTTCCCCCTACTTCTTTTGCTATTTGTGTAGAAACAAACCTTTCTAAAGAAGCACGGCTTTTAAATTTACTTAAATCTTTAACACCAAATTCACGCGCTTTAGCTTGTAATCTATTATCAATTTCTTTATTTGTTGCTTTTACTTGTTTTCCCTCTTTATTGGTACTTGTATAAATGTCATTCATTTGATTACTTACATCTCTATAAGTATCCGCTAAATCTTGCTTTCTATCGGGGTCTAAATTGTGCAAATTATTGTCAACGCCTAGTTCATCTCTAAAGACATCCATTACTCCTCCAAACACAGCACCCGCAGTTTTAGAACCACCGAAAATTCCAGTAGCTTCACCTATCTTTTTTCCAAAACCTATTGGTCCAGTTGGTATGCCTTTAATTTGGGATATGCCTACTTCATTAAGAACAGATAATAAATCTTCATTATCTATCTTACTTCTGTCATAACCAACACCAGTTACATCAGTAGTGCTAAATTCTGGGGTTGTATTAGTTCCCGATTCATCATCATCTTGTGCAACACGTGTAGTTGGCTTAGTTGTGGCTGTCTCAACCTCTGCTTGTTTTTGTGGCGTGTACTCACTTTCACGAACAAAACCTTCAGGTATTTCAGTTACACCGGGGATAAAGTTAATTTGTTTTTTCGCACCTGTAGCAGAGTTAACAATTGTTATTACTTCAGAAGCACCTGTAGCTGCACCCTGACCACCCGAAACAACTTGACTAAACGTAGGCGTTGCACTAGTTCCATATGTAGGGGTTTGCTGTTGAACAGGAGACTGATAATTAAAAGGTTGCATTGGTGGCATAGGCGGTGGTGGCGTTATACTCTGTG